ATTATATATTCCGCATGAGGGAAGAATCTTAGGATTATCTTTAACTGTGTTGGAATATTGTGGTATACCAATGGTAAAGGTTCTTGATAGGATTAAATCTAAGGGAATCAAAATCATTGAGGATAACAAGAAGTTTATCTTCAAGTTATCAAAACAGCTTGGAAATAAGAAGTATGCACTTCCATACTTTATATCTAGTTAGGAATAGTTAATAATGGCAGAACGTGGAATAATAATTGGAACATTTGTAAAGAAAAACAGAATTTTATCATTTATAGAAACTCTCAAGAATGGTTTTGGTATAAGACTTGATAAATTATTTATTTATTCAATTGATACCAATAAGCGTGAATATTTGGTTACATTCAAGACTTTTGATAAGGATAGGTTTATCAAGAATCTTGAGAATGCAACTGTTATGCACGTTAAGAATGGTTGTTTATTTTCCATCAATGCCCTCAATAAATTAATTGAGAAAGACAATGAAGGTTCTGAATTACCAAATAATGAATTTGTTGTCGATTGGGACAAATATAAGGACAAACTTATAATCATAACAAATGGGGAACTTTCAATATCAAATCTATCCAAAATAGAGGATAAGTCGTTGTTTTTCAACTAAAGAGATATTTATAGTAAATAAATTCATAGAGTATGGGAAAGTTTATTATAAAACACATAAACAGTATGAAGCCTCAGAAGAGGGTGGAAAATAAGATTGAAGAGAATAAGCAAGTTATGACTACAAGCGAAAAGATAGCAATGGCACAGAGTGTACTTAATGGTACAGAACCATCAGCACATGTGAAGAGAGTAAAGAAGGACAAGGGTCTTATCGAGAGAACTGAGAGTTCTAAGACCATTTTGACTGAGGATAATAAGGAACTTTTGAACGATTGATATAACAATGGCAAAGACTAATGTTAAGTATCTTAAGGAAAATAATTTGTATGAGGCACATAAGCATTTTATGCGTCTCAGCGAAGCATATATACCAACACAGTTCCCAGAGGAAGACTTGGAGGAAGCTGGTGCTGACCCAAATCAAGACCCAAATGCAATGGGTGGTCAAGACCCAATGATGGGCGGTGGTGCTGACCAAATGGGGGGCGGTATGCCTCAAGACCCAAATGCAATGGGTGGAGGAATGCCTCAAGGCCCTAACGCTATGGTAGGAGACCCAAATGCAATGGGTGACGCAGACCCTATGGGTGGTGCAGACCCAAATGCAGGAGTTGACCCAATGGCAGACCCAATTGGAGGTACAAACATGGGTGGAGAAGACCCTTTGGCTGATGCTAGTGGCGATATGAGTGAGGACGATGGTGAGACAATTGACATCGATGGTTTGACAAAGGCACAAGATAAACTTAATGTTAAGCAGAACCATATCGGAAGAGATTTGTCAAAGGTCGATACAAGAATTACATCGTTGATTGATACTATCAATAACCTTTTGTCTAAGGTTGACAGTAACAATAGTGAGATTGAAGCTTTAAAGGCTGAGTTTGAGAAGAGAAATCCAACTCAAACTGAGAAGCTTAATTTGCGTTCACTAGATTCATATCCATTTAACATTAAACCAAACGAGTATTGGGATGAAAAGGCAAAGCAAGGTGGGTATGAGGCATACTCAGACAATGCAGAGCCTACAACCAAGGAATATACAATCACAAACGATGATGTAGATAACCCATCTGATGACATCGCAAAGACATTCTTCAAGATTGACGATGATGATGTCCAGACACTTGATAAATTGTTCAATTTCTAATGAAAACGATTAATTTAAAAGAGGAAGCATATAAAAAGCTAATCAAAGAAATTGGATATGGTAATGATGATTTATCAAACTTATTCAATGAGATTGGATATAGTATTGATGATGCAATTCAAGTTGTTAGAGACCATATGATAATGTGCAATAGATTGGGACAAGAACCAAACAGCATTGTTATACAGATAAATGAGCACCTTAATGCCATTAAAAACCTAGTTGATTCTTCTAACGCAATTTAAATACATTTTTCCACAGATATTATGAAAGATACCTGTGGAAAAATTTGGTTTTTTCAATTTTTTTTTATATATTTGCAATATACTTTAAGCATGTATTAGGCATGCATTTTAAATAATTTTTTTTAATAACAATTCAATTTATGAGTAACAAAAATTTTAGCGTTAACATTGATGATGACGCAGTAAAGAATCAGTATGAACAAGAACAGAAACAACCTGTTAAGAAGACTCAGTTTGACACTAAGAATTATTTACAAGCTAGGCTTGGGTCAAACGAAGACACAAAGACACTTACAATCAGACTGTTGCCATTCTCCCCAGAAGGTGGTAGTCCATTCAAGAAAGTTTTTATGCATACCGTTAAGGTAAATAAGGAGGTTTCACCTAGTGGGTGGAAGACTTTCGTGTGCCCTACACACAACAAAAAAGATGGCTCTGTAATGGGTGATAAATGCCCATTCTGTGAGACATCTGCAAAGGCACGTGAACTTAAGTCCAAGTCACTTGATGAGCCTACAAAGAAGAAGTACGGTGATGTTGAATTCCTTAATCGTGTTAAGGAAATGTGGATTGTGCGCTGTATTGAGCGTGACCATGAGGAAGATGGGGTTAAGTTTTGGCTCTTCAACAGTTCAAAGAAGAAGGATGGAGTTTATGACAAGATTATGAACTTGGCAAAGATTCGTTCTGAAGCAGCAGCAAAGAAGGGAAACACCTACAGCATTTTCGACCTTAACAATGGACTTGATTTGGTTGTAACCCTCTCAAGAACCTCAGATAATAAGACAGCAATTCAGATTATTGACGCAGGTCTACCTTCTCCGCTTTCAGATGACTTCGAACTTGGCGAGAAGTGGATTCACGATAGCAAACAATGGGATGAGGTATACACCGTTAAGCCTTATGAGTACATGGCAATCATCGCAATGGGTGGTGTTCCAATGTTTAGCAAGGAACAGAATAAGTATATTGATAAGGAAGAACTTGATAAAATTAAAGAAGAGGCTGAGAAACAGAGAATCGATGAAGCTCTAACAGAGCCAACAAAGGATTTCTCTGATATAGCAGAATCTAGCGGTGTAAATATAATCGATGGTAATGATGTCAAAGATGACGATGATGATTTACCATTCTAGTAGGCAATGTTACGATTAATATGAACAAACTTTTTTATTTTTGGGGGTCTATGGGGAGTGCAAAATCCCTTAGACTCCTTACAACAGCTTACAACTTTGAGGAAAAAGGTGTGCAGATAATGGTTCTTAAACCATCATTAGATACAAGGGACGGTGAAGGAGTTATTCGTTCACGTGCTGGCCTTGAACGTAAGTGTATCATGATTGACAATGAGATTAACTTATACAAGGCTATCAAGGCATATAAGAACGTCTTAGACGCACAATTGGAAACACTTAAATGGGTCTTAATAGATGAATGTCAATTCCTTACTGAAGAACAAGTGGAACAGCTTTCAGATGTTGTTGATTTCTTAGGTATCAATGTGATGTGTTTCGGACTTAGAACAGATTTTCAATCAAGACTGTTTCCAGGTTCCAAACGACTCTTTGAGCTAGCTGATGATATAGAAGAAATAAAGTCAACTTGTGAATGTGGTGATAGGAAGACCTCAATCAATGCTAGATTCGATGAAAATGGTGAGATTATTACTGAGGGTAGTCAAGTGGAGATTGGTGGTAATGAGAAATACAGAGCCATTTGCAGAAAATGTTGGAAGGATAAGGTTAGAGATAAATTGTTAAAGGAAAATGGAAGCAGTTAAGTATACAATAGATGATTATGCCCACTTTAATGATTTTGGAAGCGGAATAATTATTGAAGGTGAAGATTTCTTTAAGTTCAATAGGATTGATGAAACAAAAGGTATCATTGATGATTATGTCCAAATTATAGATGAGTTATATGATGTAATATCGAATACAGCACAAGTTCCATTTAATAGTGAAAAATTCTATACAAGCTATTATATCTCTGGTTATAAAATGAAACAAAATTGTTTTATAGATAGTTTATCATTAACAGTTTTAACTAAAAGTAAAGTTAATAGCTACTTTTATGGACAAGATGCTAAAATCAACAAAGAACTAAATAAACTATCAAACTTCATTATTGTAATTGGAATACAAGATATTGACCTAAAATCAAGTAAAGGAAAAGAAGAATTCTACAGTGAAATGGCGCATGAACTTCAACACATTTATAGGTTTTATTGTATATTATTATCTGATAATTCAAATTACGAAGACGAGGAAAAAAAGAAAATGTGGAGGAATAGGAATGCGACTAAAGTTATGAACTCAGAAGGTGAAGATACCATTCAAAATAAGATAAACACTCTTTATTACTTATCTGAAAAAAATGAAATATCTTCAGAAACAAATAGATTATATGAGTATCTGAGAAGTCACAAAGAAATTGATAGTTTTTCATATCACGATGTAGAGAATGAATTGCCTTTATATAATTTGATTATCAATTTGAAAAATGGTATAAAAATAATTGATAGTAATTTGAAGGATATTGATTTCGTCAATGAATGTGGTAATATCTGTAAAGTTGTAATGGGTGATATACAAAGTACACCATCAAGGTCACTTCTTAAATTCAGAACTAGACTAATATATGGTGTTATGTTTGCTGAAAGAAATTATAAAAGAACACTTGCAAAAGCATTTAAGGACTTCAAACGATATGTTGTTGGTGAAAATCGAAATGTATTCAAAAAAATAATTACTTGGGATGAAGAAGAAATAGAAAATGAATTGAAAGAATATAAGGATAGAAATAAAATGTTGAATAATAATGTTTTATGAGACTAAAGCGTGAATATAAGATTGGAACACCAATTCAATTTAAATGGTATTATGATTGGAAAGATAAATATGAAAATCCAAATAGATTTGAGATTATAGAAGGTGTTGTAGATTCAAACACATTTTTAAATGACGTTATAGTTTTTAATAGAAATGAAAATAAGTATTATTCAGTCCCAACTGAAAATATTGTTAAAGAATTTTAAGTTATGAAGCAACCAATTAAGAAAAAAGAATTTAAGAAGCCAAGTATTGCTAGTTTTAAGGAAAAATATGGTTTGACAATGAAATCAGATAAGGATTTGGTGAAGTCTGTTGCTGATAAACCAACAGATTTCATTCCACTTCCAGAGGCATTTGCTGATGCGATTAAACTTCCAGGTATACCAAAGGGTTATCTTACAATTGTAACTGGATGGTCAAACACTGGTAAGTCAACCATTAAGAATTGCCTTATTGCTAGTTGTATTAACAATGGAATTATTCCAGTTATATATGAAACAGAGAATAACTTCGACTTCAAATATGCAATTGATTGCGGTATGAAAGCAACACCTATATATGACGATGTTGAGGTTGAAGATGTCGATATAGAAACTGGTGAAGTTACTTATCATACTGAAAATAGAATCATTAATTACGATGGTGAATTTATGTATTTCGATAATAAGATTCTAGCTGAAATGTATGGAAACCGTGATTATTCAACTGGTAAGGAGTGTAAGACAAAACGTAAGGAAGCAGTTCTTGAAGATATTGCTTATTCAATTAACGACTTGTTAGATGCACAAGAAAGAGGTGAGATTAATCAGCCATTATGTTTTATTTGGGACTCAATTGGTTCTATACAGTCATTTAAATCTCTTGAGAGTAAGAGTGGTAATAACATGTTCGATGCTGGTGCCATTTCTCAATCATTCAGTAATATTATTAACAATAGAATACCATCTTCAAAGAAGGTTAGTGAAGAGTTTACAAATACATTCTTCTGTGTAAATAAGATTTGGAATGATTCAATGAATTCAATGGGTGGCGTTCCATCGATTGAACTTAAGGGTGGTAAGACATTCTTCTATGGCGCTAGATTAATTATTCACTTGGGTGGTATTGGTAAGGCTGCTACAAAGAAGCTTGATGCTACTGCAAAGGGCAGCAAATATCAATATGGCATCACTACAAAGATTAGAACAACGAAGAATCAGTTGCCAACACCTTGGAATGTAACATATGAGGGTGAAATGTCTTGCGTACATAATGGTCTATTAAATCCAAAGGCTTTAGAGGAATACAAGAAAACTTATATGAAAGACATTCTAGCAAAGATTGAGGAAACAAGTGGTAAGAAACTTGACATCACAGAAGATGATGTGCAATTTACTGAAGAAGAATCTGATGAGTAATGAGTTTTGATTATATTTTTAATTTCGATTCACCAATTAATGACAATCTAATTGTAGATACGTCATTTGATGGCACTTTTCTATTGATTAGATATAATAATGGGGAAATAATAAAGCTTAATGTAACAGATTTGGTAGGGTATGAAGCTTGAATATGTTGTAAAGAAAGTCTATGAGCCTATGCACAGAGGTGGATGGGAATTTGCATTAACACCTCCACAATGGCTCTTAGATTGGTGGGAAGACAGAGAGAATGGAGAACATAAGGCATTTATTGAAACCGTAGAATACATATGAGTTTAGAAACTGTAGATAGATTATTCGAAGATGATTGGTGGGAATGGTTCGTGG